TTAGGCGATCAGATAGAGCCGCTTTCACCGAAGCGAAATGGCTAAATGTGCGATTTTGGTTGAGTCGTTACAACGGTCTACGGTACTGTTCAAAACACAGTACGTGAGGGAGTTAACCGTGGCAACTGTGAAGGGGATTCGTAACCTGCTGGTCTCATTCGGATATAAAACTTCTCTGTTAAAGGAGAAGGAGGCGATTGATCACATTGTGGACTTGTTTGTTCCACTTGATGATGATCAAGCAGTTAAGTGCGTCAAGTACTTGACCGCCATATACCTACCGAGACTTGTTGGAGATGAAGAGCCAGAGATGCCCGATTTCCTTACGGAAGCATCAACCTTGTTTGCTGGAACGTACGGAAAGTTCATCCTTTCCCGACTGAGAGGTCGGGGTGAGGGAACCGACCCGGTACGTCATCGCAAGAGAGACCCAGAACACGGGGTCTCTCGAAGGCAATTGTCTTTGGCAATGTCCATTCTGCAGTTGAAGAGGTATTTACCTCCTCTCCCTAAGAAACTCAGGATGAAAGCTAAGGAAAGTTGTCGAGAGCGTCTGACGACACCGGGCCGGACCCCTTCCAGGTTACTGGATGAGATCCGCCGTACTGCCAACGAACTGTTCCCCCGGGGCTGGGATCGTAAGATCCCCGTCCCTTCGTTCTGCGTTTCAAACTCATCTTGTTTTGAAGCAAGCAGGGCATCAGGAGGCGCACAGTCTTATCAATTTGACGAAGGAGCTGGTTGTGCTTGCCGGCACACTCAGATCCTGCGTGATAAGACGTGCTGCGACCCCAAGATGTCCGATTACATTCCTCCGACACACCCAAATGCGAGAAGTCAGGCCGACTTCACGCTTTGGTGCTGTGTCTCTCAACCTCCGGCCCTATGGGCGGAGATGGAGATTGTGGAGGATCCTCTTAAAGCGAGGGTAATCACTAAGTGCAACATCAATTGTAGTTGCCTTAAGTGCTTGCAGAAGATGATTCACGGAGTTCTCCGTGAACATGGAGCATTTGAGTTGGTTGGAACTCCTCTGACGGAGGAGATCATCTCACGCATCGTCCGATTCCCTGGGTCAAAATGGGTTTCCGGTGACTACGAAGCCGCAACGGACAACTTCCACAGTGACGCTACCGATGAAGGGTTAAACACCATTCTAGGTAACATGACTGGGCCGTTGTCCCGTAACCACGAGTTCATGCTTCTTGCGAAGCGCTCGTTGACCGGTCTCTGGATCTTCGACACGGATGTCGGAGCATTCCAGATGCAGCGCGGTCAGTTAATGGGATCCCTTCTCTCCTTCCCAATCCTTTGCCTCGTCAACTTCGCCATATGGCGACACAGCGCCGAACTTTCGTACGGTGTTGCATGTGACGGACTAGGAATGGGGGGAGAGCAGGATCATGTTCTCATTAACGGTGACGACATTGGTTTCGCAGCAACCGAAGATCACTATGACCTTTGGAAATCCCTAACCCCGCAAGTAGGACTCAAACCCAGTATGGGCAAGAACTACTTTGCTTCTGAATTCATCACGCTCAACACCCAATTGTACACTTGGGTAGATGATTACGGAATGAAGTTAGTCCCTTTCCTCAACCAAGGGCTCCTACTTCCAGCGGGTGGCTGGGAAGCAAAACCGAATGGAGGTGAACCCTCCATCGATTCGCTTGGACCGATGCATGACTTGTTCGTATCGGG